CTTTCCGCAAAACCCTGTGCTGGCTGGCGGCCCAGGTGGAGTTTACTCCGATAAGGACCAGCACCTAAGAGACATCGCCGATTTCTTAGGTTGGCAACTTACCGTCGAAAATCAAGCTGCACTGCTACATGAGGAAATTCATCATTTAAAATGGGCAGCTTAAGCAATTCTAGACATACTTGGACATGAAAATGGTAGCGAGTTTTTACAAGCTCACTATCAAGAATCATTTGCAATTGAAAATTAAGATGAAGCTAGCAGGAAACTACTGAAACTCTCATCAGACGAGAAGTACATCCAGACAGTGATTCTCTGAATCATTATTGCTTGGTCTGGAAATATTTCATAATTACTCTATTGGGTACTGGATCATTAAAATGATGTCTGCTGCAGAATAGTATTGTTCTGGAGTGGATGCACATGAACCTGAAATCACGGAATATACAGTGAAATTCCAAAGATGGATCAGAGATTTGAGAGAATCTGTAGAGAAAACTGAAAGCAAGAAAGAACTCTAGAGTACTGGATGGAGTGCTATCCATGTGTGGAAGACTACATCGACATTCTTGGATGCAGAGGAAGATGGGAACAGGCCCATAAAACAGAAGGGTGGATAATCCAAGAAGGAAAGAGCACTAAATTCTCAAAACAGAGCCTGGCTTGCTAGTGAAAATAGCTGTATCCAAAGAGTCAAAGTAAATTCCATCATAACAAATGGAAACACCTGAATCAGGTATACATATCCAAGCTGCTTGAGAGTGACTTCCTATAGGAGGAAATTAAAGATAGACAGTGGACTGGAATTAAATATTATGGAAGAAGTTTCAGACACACTTTCATTGCACTGGTGAATAAAAGATACAGAACTCTAGGACATAGAAGAAAAGCTTATCAACCAACCACTGCCACTACATAAGTCATAATCAAGATACTAGACATCCTTCAGGAAGCTTGCATAGTGTAATCCAGAGGATATTAGGTAAATGAGAATAATCAAATCATGAATTACCATGATATCTGTAGAAGATACTTCGGATCAGAATATGTTCCAACCATTGATGAATACATGAATGGAGGGAAAATCTAGTATAATTTCTTGTCACACCACAACATGATTAATTTCTTGAGATCATGTGGCATATTCTTCATCATGAATAGACTACCTAGGACAGGATCATATGCGAAAACCAAGGCTTAGAGAAGAAGTCAGCAAAATCACTCTGAGAAGAAGAAGGGTTTCTACAGAACAGATAAAGGAAAGCAGGTTAAGCAAGAAGCTAAAGAAAAGAAAACCATGTCTGAGCTGGAAAAAGCTCGAGCCCTTGTTCCACCTCAGAGAGCACCACAATTCCCGGATCTCTTTGAAGAGGTTAAGGAGGAAATGGAAGAGGATGATCAAACCATCAGATGGAGGGGAGAAGGCAACCTGCTGACATATGAAGATGAGATGATCAAAGCATACTATCTCTCTAAAGCTAATACAGCTCCCTATATCAAGGGTATGCGTCTATATGAGATGGAAACTGATGGAAAGTGTGCAATTGGCTCTTATGCTGTGTACAAAGGTATCTCTCTCAATTATGCCAGATCTGATTACATCAAGTGGTTGACTTATTAGAAAAATGCAACCAAAGATGTTGCATTCGCAGAAGAGGAAAAATCCCTAATAGCAGCTCAGATGGAATGAGACAACACATGGACAGTCAACAGTGTCATATTCATACAGTTCTTGCAAGAGAAGAAAGTTGCTCACATTGCTGGAGACAATTTTGGAAATATATGGCCTGACTCTGAAATAATCTTATACATGGAATCTCCTGATCACTGCAATCTGCTCACAACTAGATAGCAATTAACTCACATTGAATTAACTGATATTCTCAAAGTGACAGATCAAAAGATTTGGGTGACAAATCTTAACTTGAAATGGAGATCCTAATTCAAGAGAGGAGAATTGATTCTCTGAGACATGGAATCCTCCTACCAGCAAAGACAAAACACACCAATGTGGATAATAGAACTCTTGTCTGAAAGGTGGGTATAGAGCACAAAGAACATAGGCTACCAATTAAAACTCATAGAGGGATAAATGACCTAGTAGAAATGGAAGGAAATGAAGCAAGCTCCTTCGTAGACTGATATAGAGTCACTAACTTCATCCGTGGCCTACACTGAAGCTCTAAGCAATGAAGCTTTAATCTCAAGGAGATAGCAACAATAAATTGACTTCGTATCAAAGAATAGTTGAATTAATCCCCCTGTGAAGAACAATACCTTCACCAAGAAGAGAGATTTTCTTAAGCAAGAGGTAATGATGAGAATGGAGATGGGTTTCCACTTTGAACCAGCACTGGCTCAGACTTCCCTGGGACTGAAAAACAGCATAACACCTGCTGGCATGGATAGAGTCATGTCACTACTTGCTAAATTCATGTCCCAAGAACAGTATAATGTAGGAGTGGATCACCACTATATCTTCCAAGCTCAAAGAACCAAAGCTATCTTAGACTTTGAAGTCTTAGCTCAGCAATATGACTAGCTCATAGTAGTTGGATCATCTCTCAAGAGGGAAAGATTTGCGAGTTTTGCTGGACTAAAAATATTTGTTAATCCTGAGCTAAAGCCATCTGACAAGCTGAACAGCCTAATTGAACTCCCCTAAAATTCTGTGTACATCAGAACATACATATAAAATCTCAAAGCAGACTATCTTGAACACATTGGATATAACTTCGATAAAAAGACAGCAGTTATATGTGTAATGAGTGACTTTTACGTTGACCCCTAAGATTGGCCTAGAATGATGTATTGGTGGAATGCTACACACATATACTTTTACACTCACTTCTTTGATGTGACTTCTGATCACGGATGAATGTAGAATTTACTGCAAGAGGCTCGCTGTCAAATTTCCCACACAGGAGTTGAGATGAGTGTCATCAAAGGATCTGAAGTGTACATTCACGAATCGGGAATAGCTGTTTATGAGTCAATCAATGTCAATAACACTGTGGAGGAAGCTAGAGGAATAGTATTCCAGAGAAGTGACATACCTGGAGGAGCCGTGATATGCTGAGGAGTTGCTCACGAATCCGTTTCAACAGTTAAGTCAGACTATTAACCACAGCACACCAGTGTAGTATTGCCTTCACAATAACCAACCTCACTCAAAAATGCAGAATTACATGCCATTAAGAACACACCAATAGGATGCAGTTATGCCCTGTTAACTACAGGAGAATCAAGTACACCTCTAGCCTATGAATTGGCAAAGTTCACTAACAGGACAAATCCAGCAGGAGTAACTGCCCTGACTCAAAACTACCGTGTGTATGACTTGCCTGAAGGAACTAAAGTGAGATTGTAGGACTGTGGAGCACCAGCGCCCCTAGTAGACTTTACACGTATAGAAAGTGGAGTAGAGATTGCTCTCTTTTATGAGAGTGAACATTTGGCAACAATAGGACCAGATCCTAACAACTTCAGCTATTCAATCTGTGCTACTATGTCTCACCTCCTCAAGAATCCTAGATTGCACATGGAAATGGAGATTTCCAATACCTGGACGATGCCCGGAGTCAAGCTGATAGACGTACTACAAAATGACAATTTGCAGTGCATTCCAAGCTTCAAAAACCTAGTTCTCAGATGCTTAAATGAGCTATGCAATTGGGCTCCCTTTGCTGGGCTGCTGTCATCAATTCTCATAGTAATCAAATCATCTCAAGGGGACGGCAATAAATTCTTTGAAGTTGGATTAAACTGGCTGTGGACAGTACTCACCAACGACAGAATCAAGTACATTACTTGGCGAGTCAATTACTGAAAGCTGATAGTCTGGACACTTGCTTCCATTGTGGCAAAATGGTACCTACAAAGCAACGTCAAGTAGAATAACATTACCTGGCACATTAACTCTTTCAAGAAGATTAAAATTATGCAGCATCTATTAACTAGGAAGATAGCTTAGCAGAATAACCCTCTGGTAATAGTCAGGAAACACATTAAGCCATTTGAAATCCACATTTAACCTCTAACCCTGGACTAAATGATGCAAGTATCCAGGTTCAAGCCAGCAGACGCAGAGAGACAAAAATACATTAGAGACTAGTGGGCTTGACTGAAGAGCGAATTAAACCCTGACAAATCATAGCTTAAGACAGAGGAGTGCCAAGAACAGGAAGAAGAACAGTGCGAAGAAGAAGAATCAGAGCCAGATAGCCAAGAAGAGATGAAGGAGGAATCCAAGGATAACTAACAGGCTCCTCAGCCACAGAGTCTTGCTTAGAAAGCAGCTGATTTATTCTAGCAGTCAATAGACAAAAAGAAGGAACAAGAGGAGATAAAAATACAAGCTAGTTCAAGCTCATTCACGCCTCAACCAACTCCTCTAAGCATCTTTTCCTCTATGAGCACTTAGAGCACATTTGGACCTACAAGCAATCCATTCACGATGATCAAGAAACCTCAGGAAGCTGAAGATCCTAGCTTATGACCTGGAATTGTTGTTACTTCAGCCTCCACTCTGGATAGAAACGCCAACATTTTTGTGCCAAAAACACAACAATCGCCTCCTGTACCCAAGGAGAGACCCATTGCTATGTGAACAGGATCCAAGCAATCAACAGGCGGTTGAGAAAATGAAAGCACTGAAGCTCTGCGCTCAATGGAAAATCCATTACACTTTGGCACCTCTGCACCTGAAATCTGGAACTTACCAAGAGTTAAGAAGACGCGCATTAGCAAGCCTATTTGAATGGGACTTAAAGGCAAGAACTAAGGATTCTTAGCAAAGCATTGGAAGACCATAGTGATGATCTTAGTCATGCTCTGGCAAAGAAGAAGACTCATATATTTTGTTGCTCAACTTATTAATCCAGGAGCTACAGTATCATAAAAAGCCTCTCACTGCCTATCTGCACTTGTTGAACAACCATAAATCAGAGCCAGCCCAATGCTTAACATGTTGGACTCTATCAAGGTGGTTGACAAATTGATGCCTATGTCCCCGGGAACAAAGCAGGATCTAATAGACTCCATTGCGTTAGATCAAAGAGAATTCATTAGACAAAATAGAGCAACATCCTTTGTACCAGATACTGCAGCACTCATTCATTGAGTTGCTCTAGACTGCAAGGAGGCATCCAAGGAAACTTTCAATCAATGGCTGAACTGGGCTAAGAACCGAAGAATGGGCATGTATGAGGAGATTAAGGCATTAGACTTTATTGTCCATCCTGACTAGGAGATTAGAATGAACAAGGAGGGAGAGACTATCCTGCCAATGTGCAAGTCTTTCTCAGGCACTGTGATAGAAGATAATGGTGCTTTGACATACTAGTCATGACAGCTGATCACAAGAATGCTCAAGGGCATTGTTCACCATGAGTTCATAGTTTACTCGGGCGACAAATATGCTGTAATCAAAAGCGCCTAAAACGCATTGGTCATAAATAAGAAGTATTTCCCGTTTGTTCAAGTTTCAATGATGGGTCTGAATATTGAAGAGAATTTCCCATCTTGGGGTGCCTTTGAAAGCAAGAAAAGTGTAGACATTAGATAACTGCTATTCCCCGGAGTAGAGTCTTCATACGAAGATTGCTGAGCTATGTACCCTGAGTACTTCACGCCCCTACCGTAGGTAGAAGGATATATGACTGAAGAGATTGAGCAAGATCTGATCATGGCAACTGGGTTATGGAAGATAACCAGAGAGTCAAGAAAGAACTTCCACTAGATTGAACCGTGCATACTGGAATTCAGTGGTACATTCTATCAACTGCCAGTGAAATTCTTCAACCACATAGTACAGGAGCTATCAAAAACAGCTCACCCTGTTAAGGCTACTGGACCTTTCTCTGCCAAAATCCCATGCCCCTTCAACAATGACGAAGACACTGCCGTTGTGTCATACACCAAATTCCTGCCAAAAGACACCATGATAGTTGACGTGGGAAGTGGAGAAACAAATGATGAATGTTTGGCTGCAGCTTTAGTTTTCCAAATTCAATGAATACAAGGAATGAACCCAATTGTGGCCTGCAAGGATCCGACTGCTGAATTGGAACAAATTGTTGGTGTCCCACTCATTAGACGAGCAGGAGGGAAAACCATTCAAGACTACATCAAAAATCTCAAAGACAAGTACAAGATAATCATATACAACCTGACTTTGGGCAAGAAGGAAACAATAGGAACTGCTCCAGATGAAATTGAACTGGTATTTGCCAACTGACATGCATATGCAGTGGTAAGAAGAGGAGGATTCACAGTAAGAGTGTAGCCGGTTGGCCACGATATGTTGATCGAGGACTGGTGGAAAATGCATGCTTTCTGAGAATGTCCATGCTACAGACATTTCTCCTCAAGCCACGAAAACTGCACGTGTGAATCATGTAATCACATATTTGTGACTTACCCAGGTTTTGCAGACTGAGTGGGACCACAGCTCCACGACCTGCTAAATGCATTGAGCGTAGCTTGAAGCAAAAGCAACCAATCTTACCAACACCATGGACTAGAGGTGATACACAGAACCACAAAGCTGAACAAACAAGACTATCAAAACTGGGAACAACATTCGGCAAGAGAATCTGAGTTGTACTAAGAAAATGGACAATGGGTATTATCAGATTGCTGCTTCGGATCTCTTCCAAAGAAATTGGTCTGGCAGAGAGGTTGAGTGGTGCAAATGCTATCAGCAAAGCAGAAACCATGTGAAGTCAAGAAGATAAAACCCTTGTCATTTTTCTTTGATTGCCCACTCAACTTCACCAAAAATTGCACACATAATCTCATCGCAGCGGTCATGTACTGAACTAACTCATCCAAGAATCTCCCGAATAGTGAGATGGTACACAGATTCTAATACTTTGTTCATCGACATATAGAGGACAACTACTTCGAGGATATCAATCAAGTCGAAAGATTCCACAACTGGCACGAGGACACCATACACCACATCAAAAACATGTAGTCTAAAACAGCTGGACAATAAGACCAGATGATACTCAGAATAGATCAAACTGTGGTAAAAGGGAGACTCAGTGTGTACTCAGACTTGTTTGTTAAAGAAGAAATACTCTAGGGTAGTAAATCTATTCCTTGAGCAATACAGGCAATAGGCGAAGAGCTAAGAAATTTCAGCCAGGTGCCATATCACATGGTATCCGAACAGGTTTACCAGTCAGAACACATGATCAAGAAACTCCAACCTGAGGAAATTATTGAACATGTGCAAAACAGACTAGGCAACTATAGATACATCATGGAAACTGACTACTCAAAGTATGATGCATCATAAAAAGCGTCTTTGCTCACCTCGGATCTAATGCTGATCTAGAAAATCTGTCCTTTGTTCTCTGAGTTTTATGAGCATGCACTCACTCAACCGATGCTTTGCTCATCAAAGAATGGAGATGTGAAATTTGTAGATTTCCGGTCTAGAAAGTCTGGTGAAATGATGACATCCCTGGGCAACACATTCCTAAACTAGATGGTCATATAGTTTGCTGCACACACTTACGGATTAGAAGATTATGACTTTGTTGTAGAAGGAGATGATGGCCTCATTGGCAGCAATGATCACAAATTCTTAGCACACACTGCCACCGTAGCGAAGTTGCTAGGACTAGACATGACATACAATATTAGAGAGGGACTAGAAGGAGCCACCTTCTGCAAGATTGAACTTCATTATTACAAAGATCAACTAGTGGGATGGAAAAATCCATGCTCATCTCTACTCAAATTTGCCTACTGGACAAGACATAGTGGTAAGATCAATAGCACCAATGCTTTGGACTACATATATGGAAAAGCTTGCTCAATGAAACATGAATTCAAAGGACTTGACAAGATGGAAAAACTTTTTGATGAAGTGATTAAACAGGTAGTCCAGGAAACCCCCAGAAAACGAGGCAGAGGAGGAAAATACTAGTCAAATGAGTACTCTCTGTGAGTGCAAGCAACTCCTGAGGCGAATGTACTTTTCAATTAGATCTATGGGGAGGAGCTTGATAAACTACTCTGTGCCATTTCAGGCCTTCATGGTCATAGAGTGCTTTGCAAAATGAGTGATTACCCCACACTGCTAGCTGCTTATGAACCCGCTAAAGTGAATGGTCTTGAGCCTAACCTAATGTCAAGTTTAAACACTAAGGTTAACACTAGAATGTGCACACAGCAAGTAGCTATGTTAGCAAATGTGTCAATCATCTTGCAGTGAAGGCCATTGAAAATTAATACAGAGCATGAGCTTTGAAGCACTGTTGAAGGCCTTAGGGCCTTGAGCACCAACAACAGCAGAAGATGTGTCAAGAATCCAATAGGCGGTTAAGGCATTGGATTACTTTGCAATCAAACAAGTAGGAGACAATCAAGTATTGATCCTGCAATCAACATAGGAACTCGACTAACTAATCCCATACATGCTCCAATTGGCAGCAGTTCCTCTTGTGATTCATATTCCTTCGGTTATGTACCGCGAAATGAAGATGCTGGACCCGATAAGATCCAAACAGTGGATCAGAAGAGCCACTGCTCATAACTAGAAACTTGGAGTCAACTGGAAGAACTTGGAAAAGAAGTTTGAGAAGTCGGAAGCTAGCAACTACTCCAATTCAGCTTACAAGAAGATACAATCATTGAGGGGGGATACACTGTCGAAGTTTGACAAGCCTCCACCCCAGTAATAAATGGCACTTTCAGGAAAGTACACTGAGGTGGAAGGTCCACTTGGATACGGGAATGCGATGATTAGCCGACCAGTGCCCCATCAATACACTCAAGTGGAGGGTCCTAATGAGGGATTATTAATGCAGAACCACGACTTATAACAGTGACTAATTCAGGCAGAGTAGGCACATAGAGCCAGCAATCAGAACTTGGAGCAAGTGTCCAAAGATCTCAGATTCCTCAAACACGCAGTAGATGAGCTACCTGCTTCTCTTGACGACATCTTTGAAACAATAGGTGAGGAACTAGATCACTATTCACAGATAGACGAGCACAAATACAGATTGGCTATTGTAAATCCTTTTCTACAGACTGTCAAGGGAGTGAGGATACCTAACATGGTATCGGATTCGACTATTGCTGTGTCTGACACCTAAAACACTCAGATAGTTGTAGACGCGACTGGTAGGTGTATGATTCTAGTAAACTTGCAGACTATTCACGCTTCACCTTATGTGGTATTCACGGGGCTGACCAATCCTTTTTCCACTCCTGCAGTTAGGATAGACACTGAGTATGATCCCGCAGGAAATGTTGTGCAGAACTACGCTGAACTGTTCTACCCCTTCGGGATGGCGGGGACAACACTCAAGGCATAGACCATGGTAGGACAAGCCATGGCATAAGTGGCTTTATTCTCGCAGCTAAGATTGGTAGCTGGAGGTATTACACTAAGAAAAACCTCGCACTCAGACACTGAATCAGGGGTAATCAAAGCAGTTTACAATAGATGAGCGGCTCAGATAGACAAGAGCTTGGACTTCTATATGGATCAATTGTCAAACAGCAAATACTATGCAAAGGTCTTTCCAGCAACGGATGCAGGAAATGTACTTGGTCTAGACTCGTTCTTATGTGGTGCCACATATAGACCTACGAGTACCTCAGATATAGAAGACTTTTATGACTTTACAAGCGTGTTTGCAGGACCAAACCCTCAGGTATTCTAGACTCCAGATGGTCCAGTAGGTCCAGTAACTCAGCCACAAGTGTGGGGCCCAGCAGTAGTGTGCCTAACCACTTCGGGAAATGTCACTCCTTACGCTGCCCCATCTAGTTCACTAGTGGGAATTAACAATGCATCACTGGGACCTCATACAATGCTCATAACGATAGAAGGTGCGACCCCTGGAATGACATTCGACTTGCAAGTTGTCAGGCACTTTGAAGGAACCCCTGATGACAGTGCACAGAGTCTGGAGATAAGAGACGCAAGATTGGTATCAACCAGCAATGCCTTAGAACTTCTCTGAACCTCTGAGTTGCACTTTATGATTTCCTCCCCCGCGGAGAAATTAAGACACAAGTTGCTAGGTGGTGTCTCTGGAATTCTTGACTTGCCCTTAGTACAATCTATGAAGAATATGGTTCTCTCGGGTATGGAGAGAGTCAAAGACCTTGTGTCTAGTGAGGAATTTATCAAGACCTCATTTCCAATAATTAAGATGGCCATCATGCAGCTATTTCCAGAGATAGCCCCATTGGCAGCCTTGGTCAAAGGCCCTAGGAGACTGAAAGACGATAGATGTGAGGACTAGTGTGAGGAACAAAAGTACGTATCAGGACTCACTGAGCTGCTCGCACAACGCATGAAATCTTCGGTCCCCAGGAGACATGATACACTCGGAGGACAGCGTACAAACTAGAGAGCTTTGGCCACGAGTTAAATGAGAGAGGAGACACTTTGTTATCAGGAGATAACTACTGTGACTGAGGCCTGTATGGCTCTGAGAAAAGTGGTGTTGTTCCTCAACATGCTGGACGATCATCATAGTCACCTGCTCAACTTGATGGAATCAACGTCAGCTCAATTGCAGGAGGACTCGAGCGATCTTGATTTATCTATACCACTAAGATCTTAGGATCCTGTGGTAGGTCAAACTCAAGAGGAGCGAGTCTATCCTACGTTACAACAGACTCATCA